TACGGTTCTTAGAGGTATTATCCCACCCCTTAGCCTTGCCTTCGTAGTACGACTCCATCTGGGAGAGGTACTGATCCGCCGCAGGGTCACCCTGGGACAGCATCTGGTAGGCACGAGCAGCTGTGTAGACCACAGCCTTCTGGATGGATACATCCATGTTCTCGAAGCTGATATCAAGTACCAGCTTAATTGTACATTCGGCGTCGGCGTTAAAGATGTCGGTACTAGTGCCTACGTTGAACACGTAAGGAGTAGTATCGCCTGACAGACCGTAGATCTGCAGGTTATCGCCGAGGCTTTGGACCAACTCGTTGGCTGTATCATCAGCCACGCCTGTGTAGCTAATTACACGAGCAGAGAGTGTGTCGGTCGGGAGGAGGATACGCCCTGATTCCTCAGGAGTAAACTTACGAGTCGCCATGTTCTGTGCAATACCACGCATAGCGAATTCCGTGATCTTCTGATCAAGGATGTGTTCGGCAATCGAGGTATCAACACCTGACTGGCCGTCGAGATCGGAGACGAGGGCTTCACCGGATTGGAGAAGCATCTCATTAACCGCGTCGAGTCTAGAGAGAGCACCCATGGCGATCTCCTTTCATAGTTAGAGTAAAAGAGCGGAGCCCCTGTTAGGAGGCCCCGCCTTGAGTTCAGTTAGCCGCGTCTTATAGACGCAGTTGATTAGCTGACGTTCACGAATTCAGCAGTCATGCCGAGGGCAGCTGCGAAGTTCGCACGGGCCGAACCAGCGGATTCGCTGGCGTGGCTCTTACCGACCAGGACCGAGCAAAGCTCAGGTCGCAGGACGCCGGTGCCCGAGAGCATCGAGGCGACGGTGAACGTGGTGTTACGACGGATGTCGTCAACCGTGTCGACCTTGAGTCCGGTCTTGGAGAGTGACGCAACGCCACCGCTCTGGAACAGGAGGGCCTTCACGTCGCCACCGGTGGACGAACCGTTCATGTTGTAACGAGCTTCACCGATTTCGGAACCAGAAGTGCTGGCGTTGAAGTTCAGGAGGTGGTTGCTCTTGACGATACGACATCCCATGTAATCAAGGGTGTCGCCAAGGCCGTTCATGCCCTGAGCAAGACCAGCGCCGAGGCCGCCAGCGTCAGCAACGCCGCCGAACATTGGCATGGTGCCGCCGAGCAGGCCACTGCTGTCACGAGCCACACCGAGGGCGCGGATGTCGTGGAAGGTGCGAGGAGTCGTGACGAGGGTCACGCCGTCAGTCGAAGCGTCGATCTGCTGGAGGTGAACCATGAAGTCTTCGATAGCCGCGAGGACTTCGAGAGCTCCGTCAGTTCTGTCAGAAGCGTCATCAAGATCAGCAAGCTTGCTGAATGAGGTCTCGGGTCCGTAGATAGGAGCATCGACAAGTCGACGGTTCCAACCAGTGCCGGATCGAGGATCACTAGCGAGGATGCTTTCACCAGCAGCGCGGGTGAGGTATGAAGCGATCTGCAGGTCACGAGCGTTAGCCATGGTCTGGCCAGCCTGTCGTGCGAGTTCCTGACGGTACTCCCACTGCGTGATCATGAGGTCGACGTTGTCGAGCTCGAAGTGAGTAGCGATAGGTCGAGCGTCAAGCTGGATAGCAACGGTCTTCGACGCGTGGTCGTTGGTGTTACCGATCAGTTCTTCGCCTGCGCCCCATGCGCTCTTCAGGTCGACGGCACCCATGATTGGGAATTCCATGACGCGTCCGCTTTCGATGGTTCGGCTGTCGACAAGGCTGTCGAACATGCGGAACTGGTCGTAAGCGTACATGACTTCGCCGCTCCAGATTGGGAGCCACATCTTGTTGTCGCCGTCAGCGCCACCGCTAGTAGCGGCAAGGCCGCCGGAGGTCTGTCCTGCGTTGTCTCGTCCGAAGACGCTGTTTGAGTTGAAGGGTGTGTTATCTGCCATTGTATTAAATCCTTAAGGTTGATGTTAATCAGTTAAATGTAATAGTCTTATATAGAGTAATAGCATCGTCATAGTTATCCCGGTATCCAGCCAGGGCCATGAGTCATCTGGTATCGAGTGTTCCTGTTATCGTGTCTCCACGTAGGCGTCGTCTTTACCTGGGAAGGGTACCCCAGTCCGTTTCCGCCATGCGCTGCATGACTTGGTTCCGATAGACTGCATCGGCAGCAAATCTAGGGTCAGATCTGGTAGCCAGAAACTCACCGTGCGAGCTAAATCCCGCAGGTGCCTGGGTAACAGATGGTGCAGTAACCGCACGTCGAGGCGTTGCAGCTGGTTCTTGTGAAGTTCGGACTTCACCAGACTTTGCCTGTTCGTATCGAGCCTTAACACCCAACAGCACGTACTCGGTAGCACCGGGCTGTCGGAGTTGAGCGTTAATAGCCTGCTGTTCTTCAGGAGGAAGCGTATCAGCAGCCCATCTGAGCATGGATGAAAGCTCATCTTGACCACCAACGACGTCAGCCGCCTGTGTGAACGCAGACTGTACCTCAGCACGTTGTGCCAAGGCCCACTGCTGTACGGTTCCTTCGTCCCAACCAGTCCGAGCCGCAATCTTTGCAGCCTCGGCTTCGTTGAGCTCTCCGGAACGCCAAATCGTTTCCTTCATCTCGGTCCAGTCACCCTCGGTCATACCTGACGCGGGGGCAGCTTCGTCTTCAGCCGCTTCTTCAGCAGCTTCAGGGATCTGAAGGGAGGTAAGTGTTTCTTCTACAACCTCGGCAGCAGGAGCAGCAATCTGCTCAGCAATCGAGGGTTCTTCAACCACGGGCTCGGCAGGGGCGGCAACGCCACGTTCGAGTTCGAGGTAAGAGTTAGTCAAGGCTTCCACATTTACAGATCCATCCTCACGGATGAACTTAGCGGGGACCTGACCGGTCGCGGCAGTACCAGCAGCGGCCATCTGAGCGTTATACTCAGGCGACCCATTGACGGGTGCCGCAGGAGTCACAGCTTCAGGCGTGACTTCCGGGTTAACAGGTTGGTTTTCCATAATCGTCCTTTCGGTTAGTTCAGAATAAGTAAGGTTCCATGTGAGTGCCTCGCGTGTGGATGATGTAGGTAGATTCCTTGATATCAATCAAGGCTACCCAACCAGACACACCAAACATCCCACGGGCCCATTCAAGCCCGTCGCGCAGTGCATCAGCACGTTCGCAACCGAAGGCGTCTTCAAGGATAAGATGCATCTCTGCATCAATATCCCGAGTATCGCACCCCGGTGGGTTCTTAGGGTCACAATAAGCGAGGTGGAAGCCAACGATACCGCCTACAGCGATGTGTCGTTCTTGTCCGCCGAGCCAGAACATGGCAGCAGCAGACCAAGCGCCGAACTTATAGCCACCTACAAGGTGGAGATTGTCATGGCGCTTAGCTTCCCAGTAGAGATCGCACCCAGCGTAGGCATAGCCTCCACCAGAGTCGATGAAGATCATGATCTGGTGATCAGGGTACTTCTCCATAAGACGACGGAGAGCAGGGGCATCAGGGAAGTCCACCATACCGGTGTAATCCACAGAAATCCAGCTATCATCAATCGTCTTAACCTCAAACTTCCCAGCCAGAGCTGGTGTTGTAATCAGTAGTGTTGTTATTAGTGTTAGTAGTAGTCGCATCTTCGCTCCTGGAAATGCGAACGTATTCAGCCTCCTTCAAGACCAAGCATCTGACCAGCGGCCTGTGATGCCATACCCATAGCAGCCTCGGCACCCATTTGGGTAGCCTGACCTTGGATCTGCATCGCCTGCTGCGCAGCCATGTCGTTCTGTTGTTGCTGTCGGACGTCGTCTTCCTTCTTGATCCAGTTCGCTGGATCGTACCCAAGGGCAGTGATCAACGCTCGTCCATACTCGTCCCATCGGAACATCTGCGCCGCATCAGGCGGCAAGTTCCTTACCATATCCCCCATCTGCATCAGCTTCTGAAGATCGTTATCACGACTCAGCGCCTGCAATCCAGTGATGATCTCAGTATTAATGAGACCGGTCTCGCTGAACTGGTCCTTAATGGCAGGGTCGATAAGACCCTCATCCAACATAAGGTAGACAGTGCGGTTGATAATGGGAACGAACAACTCACGGGCGATAGAGGA